AATATTTTACTTCAGGAATATAAATACCCCAATCATTTCTAAGTGTTGGAAATACTGTTTTCATATCAGTAATAAAATCAACAATATAATCCCAATATTCACCCATAATATCACTAACTTCTTTTAATGTATTAATTTGATGTACTTCCATTTCAGTATCTTCAGATGTTTTAGATGGTTTACGAGTTGGTGAATAATATAAACCTTTACCAGCATATTGTAATTTATTAACAATATTACGTGACCATTCAAATGGATTATTAATACCATTAATTTCCATTAAAATACCAAAATTAGTCATGTCATTTCTATATTTAGGATCTTTTTTAGCATGACCATTATAAGACAAATCACCATATGTTTTTTCTACAGCAACATAAGCGGCATTATTATTTGTACAAAATGAACGTAATGAAACACCCTTATCTTCAAACTTACGATATAACTTAAAATCGTAGCTAATATCAATTAAATCCTGAAAGTGTTTTTGTGGTGCTTCAAATCGAACACCAATTTGTACTGATTTTGGTTCTGTTTCTAGTTGATATTCATCTTGAATACTTTGAGCAAAGTCAATGCCTGATTTGCCTACACCAAAAATTAATTTATCGTATTCAATAGCAAATTGACCTTCTTTACCATTAACTGTTAAATACACTAAATCAGATTCAAAGTCAACTTTAAATACTCTTTCATTCCAAATAAATTGTACGTCTTTAGATACTAAATAGTCATACCAATTTTTACCAATTTCATGAAGATAATCTGTACCAACATGCCATACAGGAAACAATCTCAATCCAAAATATGGTTTAATAAATTCAGGTTCTTCTACTGGGTTTGAACATTGTACTTCTTCAGGTTTAGGATGAAAACGTTTAAAATTATTGATAACTTCATCCATTAATTTCATAGCTTTTTCTTCACCACAGTATTTTGAAAGTTGACCTCCAATTGCTGTGTGATAAGTTAATTTTCCATCTGACCAACCACCAGCTCCTAAAAATCCAGTCATTACTTCCTCAGGTTTTCTGTTGTAAGGATCATTACCCATATCAATAACGGTAATATCTTTACCAGGATAACCATTGTCAACTAATTTAGTGGCAGCATTTACACCTGCTACACCTGCTCCTACGATTATAATTTTCTTTGCCATATGTTTAACGCTTTAATATAATAAAAAAAGCTGTGATCTCAAAATTGAGCGACGGGCTATGAATCCGTCTATAAAATTAAGCTCTAAATAATCCTGTAAAGAAGTCTTTTAATTCTCCACCTTTAACTGCACTTAAAGCACTTTCTAAAGTTGCTAAAGATAAGTTTTTAGATTGTAAAGCTTTTACTGCTGTTGCTCCTGAAGCAACTAAGAAAGTAGCTACAATAGCATGGAATATTCCGTTTGCTATTTTTTTAGCCATTTCTTCATCTTTAACAAATTTCTTAGTTACAGATAAAAGAGGAGCCATATATAAATGATGTAATTCATCATCAATATGACCTAATTTAATCATCCATTGGTTATAAGATGATTCATCATCTGGTTTTTTACCTAACATTTTATTAACCACTGCACCAGCTGCTTTACCAAATTTAGCAACTAATCCCATAATAGCTGGTAATGCGATAGCAATACTAGCTATAGTAATTAATCCTTCATTAGTTGTTTTTGATGCTTTAGATAATTCAGTATCTAAACCTTTTAATATATCAGACATTTCATCTTTTATATCATCAACTACTGCTTGTTCTTTATTATCTACTTCTTGTAGATTTTTTTCTAACTGCCCTTCAGCTAAAAATTTTCTTAAATCAAATGTATCTGCTTGTCTCACGATTTATGTATTTTTAATTTTAATGTTCCTGTTCCTTTAATAACACGATGCCATTCATGTTTTTGTATAAATATGGGTTGATTCATAGAAGTTGGAAGTTGATTATCAAGTTGTAATTTCCAATCTGTTTCACCAATTATTTCAACTGTTCTATTTTCATCATCTCGATGCCATAAAAGTTCTATTGGGTCTATATTTTCGCTAAATTCACGAATAATATATTTGTCGGTAACTTCTATGTCTGTATAAGGCCTCATTTACCTTTAGGCATAAACCAATTTGAACACCATTTTGAAGGATCTTTAATTAGGTTACCATTGTTATCTACTAATTCAGCTGGGTCTTCTAATTTAGGAAATTGTTCTGAAATATATTCTTGGTAATATTTGTTGGAACACATATGTTTTCCTTCCTCTACATAGTGGTATTTACAAACATGACATCCAAACCCTAAAGGAGAAAACATATATGGTAGGTAATTACTTTGAGGTGACTCGTTTAATATATTTTGGAATTTAATCATTTTTTATTTCTGATTATAAGTTCACCTAAAACTTCTAGTTTTCCAACTTGTTTTTGAAATTCTGTTGGAGTCATATTTAATGAAATGCTACTTTTAATAGAATTGAATTCATTAATAGCTTGTTTAACATCAAATTTACCTTTAGTAGCTTTATCATAATAAGGAGCTTTAACTTTAAAATGATTATAAGTTAACATAGCTAAACCTCCTTTTGATTGAGCATTCTGCTTCAGTTAAAAATTCTAAAAATTTTATCATTTTGTTTTACCCCAAGTTTTACCTTTACCTTTGTCTTTACATTTAGCTGGAGTAGGACGACATGAAGGGTATTTAGAACGTTTTTCACCTTCTTTTCTACCACATGCTTTATATCCTCCTTTACCATCAGGCGCATTACAATCTACCCAACCACCTTCTTTTCCTTTTGGACCAGAACGTTGAAACCATTTATGAAGACTTTCATCTTCATTTAAATCTTCTTCTTTTAAATCTTTCCAAATTTTACCCTGACGGCATCTAACAATAGCGCCAGATTTATAAGCTGATGGTTTATCAAATTTGCGGTCAGCAATTCGATGACAACGATCTTTTTTCTTTTTTTCTTCTTCAAGAAGAAGTTTTAATATTTCTGTAAATTTAATCATTACCAAAATCCTGAAAAGCTTGATTTTAATCCTAATAATTTAGCGTATCTTGGAAGTCTACAAGACCAATAAGATGCTTTTGTTTTATCATTTTTCTGTGGACAATTATGTCTTTTAGAAAAGGCTTGTCTTGCTTTAGGATTATTAATTTTAGCAGACATTCCTTGAGCACCAAATGATACTTTTTTAATACGTTTAGTTTTAGGGTCTCTTACATAAACATAGAATTTTTTAGAACCACCACGATGAGGTTTATTCAAGGCAGGTGTTTTCTTTTCTTCATCTAATTCTATTTCTTCCATTATAAAATCTAATGGAACTTTTTGACCCTCATATATAGCAAATTCACCTAAATTTGTTTCAGTTAATATTGCTAAATCATCCCCTGAAAAATCTAAAATACCACGAGAATATAATGCTCTTGCTTCAGCCCACAAATTGAAATAGTTTGTGGAGCCAGCACGATATACATGTTCTGTAAGCGGTTTTTTATTGTCTATATGGTATTGTAACCCCTCAGACAATATCTCACGCGGAGCTAAACTTTCGTTTAATATAGGCGCTTTAGTTGGTTTGGTTGCTGTGCAGCATTCCTTACCTTCTAAAACTTCTCTAATTAATTTTTTTAAGTTCATGGTTATAAATATTAGGACATTATGTCGTTGTAAGATAATTCAATTCTATTACCTGCTACTCCTTCTTCTTTATAAACTTTATTTTTTGGTTGGACAGTAGCTCTTAAACCACCAGTAGCAGTTCTTGTGGAATCATGTCTTATATTCAATACAGGTTCTAAATTAAATTCTTCTACATCAGACATATCTTCAATAATCTTAGAAACTTCAATATATAATGTATCTCCTTCTAATCTAAAGTCTCCAGGAGAAAAACTTCTATAAACTACAACTGCTTTATCGGAACCAAATATAATTGATTCTTCTTCTTTTGAGGGAAGATCTGTAACTAAAATGCCAGATACTTTTTGTTTAGTTACTTCATTATACATTGTATTAATACCTTTTTTAGTATTACCTAATTTATCTTTAAAAGGCACAAATACTAATTCAGGAGCAAAACTACCATTAGCAATTTTTTCGGACAGTTTATTAACTACATCTTTATATCTTGTATCAGAACTTTCCCAAAAAGCGGCATTATCTTTTTTAATGGAAATAGGATAATCAACATCTGCTTTGACTATAATATCTGCTTTTTTACCACCAGCAACATCATATCCTACTGTTTTAGCTCCTGTAATATTATTAATAGTTAAATCTTTGTTAGGTGCATCAAATACTACATTTTTAGCTCCTTCTTCAATATATTTGTTTATTTCATTTACTACTATATCTTCGTTTTCAGTACC